CGTTGGGGCTAATGTCCCGGACTGGAAGTAATCGCCAGTGTAGCCGACACGATCTAAGTCCCATGATGGACGACTGGTCGTCGGGTCAATGAACTGCAAGCGGTCAATCCGCAACAGTCCCGACGGAAAAGCAGTATTCTCCGTATCAGCAGAGGTCGTCACCGTGCCCACGGTCGATCCTAAGACATTGGGATCCAAGGCTAAGATAGATTCGAAGTAATCCTGTGAGGCATTGACGGCACGTAAGGCTAGCGCGACCCCCGTTTCCCCGGATTGCAGCTGCAAGCCCCGATCCACAATCTCCATCAAGTCAAGGATGGATTGTCCCGTAGCCATTTAGTCTTCGTCCTCGTCGTCTTTGAGAGGCTTCCCCCCGCGGCGTGTCAGGCGCGGAGGTTCTGGCAACCCTTCTACCTCTGCCAATAAATCTTCAGGAATGTCACTTAACGGCCCCTCAGACACAATGATCGTAATGCTTGGCATTCCCTTCCGATTCACCTTCTTCTCATCTGCCATCTAATCCCCCGCGTGATGGTTCACAAACTTACTGCCTGAAGAGTGCCCCCGCATACTGACCTGAATCTTGGTATGGTCCCAATGCTCTGCCCCCACCTGATCCAAATCATCTTCCCGGTCAGTATCGCGTTTCTCCCGGTCGCGTTGCGCTTCCTCTTCAATCCGCGCCCAATACGCTTTCCCGGAACCCCACTTGAACCCGCTCTGCTCATAACAGGCCGCAAGCACGCGCTCATCAAGGGGCACAAACTGTGACTGGGAATCTTCCGCGACAAACAAGAGCAGCCATCCCATACTAATCCGGGGCCGGCGATACCAGACCAGCCACCGTTCACGCACAGGATGCCATGTCACGTCCAAATCCGGGTGCATGGCTTTCAACTGCGACCGGAAATGCGCCGGGGCAAACTTGACCCCGAACCGATTCGGATGCCAGAACTGCAGCGAGGCTTCCCGCGGTGGGGCATTGGGATGTACCTCTGCCATTAGCCAAAGACCTTCAAGCCAAATTCCCGCACCCGATCGTCTTTGCTGGTCTTGCAGTGCCGCGACATCCGCGCACGCGCAATGTTATAAGCCTGCCGGGACTCAGGGTTGTAATTAGTGCTCCATCCATCGACGGGACACTGAAGGAAACCTTTCTCCGCATCATGGACAAGCTCTGTGGGCAACGGTTCATCCTGCTGTACCCAATCCGGCACGAAGTCCTGCGGATTGATGTCCTGCAATTTGACGGCAAAGGGCACCCGATTCCCCTTCGTGTCCAGATAGGTCGTCACCTGCTTCGAATCAGACCCCACCCCGCCACGATGTGGGCGGCCACGCCCATCCCATGCGTGCATGGTCGGGAAGCGTGGGGCTCCCCGGGCGGCCATCCCTTCCCATTTCTTCCACTCTGCCAGATACGTATTAATGGACGTTGAGATCGCTGCATGTCCTGCCCACGCATTCCCTCGATGCTTCTGAAGTTCAGACAGTTCATAAATAGCGCCCAAGACTTCCTGCACGGTGACAGGATTCACGCCTTCCGGCAATGCCTCCTGTAACGCGACCACTGGAGATTCATCCAGATGCTGCAGAAAGAACTTGTTCTCTTCGACCGAATAGCGTGCCGGATCAAAAACGTCCATAAGGCTCCTTAATACGTTGTATTCGTGCGAACCGGCTTCAGCACTATATGCACTGCCCCCTCATAGGCTGTCACCGTGCCGGTGTAATTCAACGCAAGTTGTTCCCCTTTATCGAGCTTGCGATTCGCAAGTGTCGATGTCAGGGTAGATTGAACGGGTGTGTTGGCCGTACTGTCCAACGCCAAGGCTGAACTGATGGCCGTCGTGAGACTACCGGGAGCCGTACCCGATGCGGCGACACCAACGTCTAACGTGGTGCTGCTAGCTCCGGCGGTACTGTGCGTTTCGCGCACATCCACAATTTCATAGTCCTGATCCGCGACAAAAATACACGTATCTGCCGCTTCTCCAGCTGAAATGGTGTAGGCCACATGCACGGGGGCAAGTTTTGCAATTGCTTTAATTCCCATGATTCCTTCTTTCTGGCGAAGTGACAGGGGAGAGGCGCAATGCCCCTCCCCCCACCTACTCAGGTCTAGCTTTCAGCAACGTCTTCGATTTTCGCACCGGCTGCTGGGTTGTCACTCAGCAGTTCACCCTGCCAGTACCACGCCACCTCGAAGGTGGTCGCAGTGGTCTGACGGAAGAACGGTGTGCCGTCGAAGATTTCACTGACTGGACGCGGCACCGCATTTTCCCCGTGACCGAGGAAGAAGTGTGACCGATCCAGACCAATGATGGTATTGGCCGCAAAATACGGATCCACATGCCATGGCTGCCCAGAGAATTTGTAGATGGTCTGTCCATCTCCGCCTTCGTCACCCTTCTGCTGCGCTCCGCCTGACCGTCCAACACCAGCCCCACCATCCAACGCCTTCGGTGAACTCATGGCGAAGTAGGTATCTTCACGCAAGAGTTCATGGTACCGGCGCACAATAGCAAGGTTACTGATATACGCATTCAGTGAGCCCCCACCCTTTTCACGGACGGAATCCTCAAGCTGCATGATGAGGTCTTCTGTCAATGCACGGTTGGTGCCCCCATTGGCCAACACGACTGACTCCCAATACTCATTGCCAGCTGTGCCTCTGTCGATGCCCCCGAAATCACCCTTCGGTGCTGGCGGATCATCATTATCAATAATCCCCAACAAGCCGTTGGTGTGGTACGAATAGCTAGAGGCGACCGTGTCCTGAATGACAAAGTAATCACCCGCTGCCGTACCACTCGGAGCCGAGCCACTAATTGTAATGGTGCGGTTCGGCACATCGACAGCAGTGACTGTCGCTGAGTCTGCGAGTTTGGCGTTGTTGTCGGACGCATCCATCAGGTCAACCACCATGCCCACATCCACACTCGGCAGTTCCGCAACCGTGATGGTGGTCTGGTTATCAGCCGCTGGCATTGTGGCCAGCTTGCCCAACCCATCTGACAACAGGTCAGCATTGATGAGCTTCAGGATACGACGACGGAACCCCGATTCCATCATCTTCAGGGCTGTCTGGAACGCAAACTTCGAGTTCCGGGCATCCTGCAGCACCTTCCACGACATATTGTACAGTCCCGCAAATTCTGTGAGACTGAAGGTCGCTTCCGCCGTGTCAGGGTTGAGGTTCGACGGCAATGTGCCACCTTCCGCCAATCCTGTCCACGCACCGGGGTTCTTCACCATGATGGGCATAATGAACTGACCGCGCCCACCCAGCGGCTTCTTGATTTTTTGGAACAGGTTCCATGTGACCACTTCTTGGTTCACAAGGTACAACACCTGATCCACCCCGTAGGTATACTTCAGGGCTTCAATAACATCTGTTGTACTCGCCATAGACTACTCCCCGCAGAGAGCACCTACTCGGATTGTTGTCCCGGATTCAGCATCGGCCAGAGTTCATTCGCACGGGCTTCAGGAGTCTTGTAGCCTCCGGTCTTCCCATCCGCAAACGACACCTCCCCACCCTTGGCAGGGAATGATGACTGCGCTCGAGCCGCTTCAGCAGCCTTCCGATCCATTTCACGGAACCCCTTTCGCATGGTTTCGAGGCGTTGCCGCACCATATTGGGGTATTCCGCATTGAGGTCATTGCCTTCGTGGGAGTAATACACATCCTGCAGGTATTCATTGACCCATGGTTCATCAGGGAGCTGATGGTCGTCACGCAACTTGGAGAATCGTTGCGACAGTTCAGCTTCAGCTTTCGCAGAGGTATGTTGCCCTAAGCCTTCCTTGACCGCCTTGTATTCTTTATACAAATGCGCCAAGGCTTGATCACGCTGATGAATGGCTTGGCTCAAAGGGTTAATCCCTTCTTGCATAATCCGTTCAACCAGCGTTGCGGCAGTAGGGCCATCCAGATATTGCATCTCCCGCAGCTGTGTCAGCAATTCATTCGTCGGGTTGGGCTGTGTTCCTGCCTGTTGCCGTTGCTGGAATTGCTGCTGTTGTAACTGCTGCTGCTGAAGCTGCTGTTGCTGGCTATACCACTTTTGTCGGCCTTCCTCAAACGATCGCCGTTCATCCGCCAGTGCTTGCGACTTCTTCGTAAACTCGGCCTGTACGTCCTTCGGCCACGATCCAGCAGAGGCTTCTCCGCTGTCAGGTGATGATTCTACAGGTTGATCCCCACTCGGGGCCTCCTCCTGTATAACCTCAGTTGATTCAAATTCGCTCATAGTGTCCCTCCGAGTGGAAAACGAGTGTGAGGGCGACGTATTCTTCTCGTGAAGAGTGTGCCGTCACGTATTCGTGTCCGTGTTCTTTTGCGACATACTATGCAGTATAAGAAGACTGAATTTACGCTGTCAACTCTTACTTCATCTTACTGTCGTGGTGGCCCCGGTGGCCCGGGGGGCTGCTGCTGCGTTTGGGCCATCGCTTGCGCGAGGGCTTCTGGGGCTTGCGGGGCAATCTGTTGACTCGCCCGCACTTGATCCAGTGCCATGTCCACCGCCTCAGCGGCAGCTTTCGCGGCAGCCTGTTGCGCGGCTTGTGCCACCGCAGACTGCACTTGCTGCTCTTGCATCCCCGCATTCCGCCGTTCTGAGGCTTCCATCAGGAATTGGCGGCATTTATTCCAGAATCCCACAAATCCCTGCTGAATCTCCGGGCTGGCTCCCAGAAATTCCATTGAGGCCATCTCAGATTCCAGTTCATCCATGACGACCCGCAGATTCCAGAAGGGCATGGGAATATGCTCCGGGAGTTGCTGCCCCTGCCAGAGTCGCTCCACCAAGGACATGGCCAACTTGCGATACTTGGCTTCTGCCGCTTCGCGGCCCGTATCGCCCATATCCAAGTCCGCCGCAATCTTTTCTTTGTCAATGCGCCCGGTGCGTTCGTCGATATACAGCACACTGAGCGGTGATTGGAGATGTTCCCGGATTCGGGCTTCCCGTAGGGCCCGCATCTCCGGTAAGAGACTCCCGCGCTCCACCGTAATGGAGAAATCCGTGCCTGCCCGCAGAATCTCGGAGGTCTGGAAGATAAAGACCTCATCCTTCATGTTCTGGGAGGTATAGTGCAGCGTGCGGAACGGCGGATAGTATTCCTTCACCCGATTCATCCGCATTTCCTTCACCTTGGCCATCCGCTCCCCGAAGTGCTGGTAGAGATTCCCCCATTGAGAGTCGAGAATTTCTTGCAGCATCGGCACCGCCATCGGGCCGCGCATCTGCCCCATGCCCTTCCCGTCTTGGAACAAATCCACCCCACCTGCGACTTCGCGCATGAGTTTGATGGTCAAATCAATGGATTGCATGAACCACCCCGGGAGTTGTGGGGGATCCCGCCGCTGCACCATCTTCGTGCCTTGTTCATTCAGGCCATTTTCAATCGGGGCCGGGTAATCCACGGGAATGTCCTCCCGCTTGAGGCTTGGGCCCAAGAGTTCGTCCCCATAGATGGAGGCATTGGCCTGTTCGCCCAGCTGTGAGAGGCGTTTATTCAAGAATCGCTGGGGCGCAATCAAATCACTGACGTAATCATTGCTCCAGAACGTCGCAACGGTGGGGCTCCAGTGGAAATCCACCAAGGGAATAAAGCCATAGGGATTATCGTCGTCATGGAGAATCTGCTCCCCCGGAATGAATGCCGTATAGCGGCCACGGGGGTGCTTGTCACTCATGGGCTGGTAGCGTTCCACGACCACCGAAAGATCCGGGTCATTCTGTGTCCGGGTGCCCTGAATCCGGGGAATCAGGTCTTGAAGATGCACAGAGCCGGTCGGATCACCGAATTGTTTGATATCCGTGGAGAGAATCCGCACTTCACGGGCATCTTTGATGTTCTGGATGGTATCTTTGCTGACCTCATAGTTCGCTTCAATCCACCCAAGCGTCCGAATTTTTGCGATATAGACGGCTTGGTCGGGCGCGAGGTCATCGACGGAGCGGACGGAGGCATCAATGAAGACCTGTAAGGGACTGAGGACTTCGCTGCCGACATCGCCCGTGAGCACCATGTTTTCCACGACTTCGAAGTGTTCTTTCGGAGCGCCTTGCATCAGGGCCTGTTGGCGCAGCGATTCCGGTACGAGTTCCCCGGTCTGGATGTTTGTCCAGAGCAGCTCACCTGTCGCTTCGTCAAACTGGGGCATCGGTTCCATGCAGGCATCCTTCACCCACGGCACATACTCAAAGGCCACGCCCCCGACGGCCATCCACCACAGGATTTCCCATGTCCGGGAGGGTTGGTCGAGCTTTTCGTCCAAGGCTTTCGTGAGTTTGTCCACCACGGCAGCGTTGCCGACAGATTTGGGGTCTTGTTTATCGGCCCGGGCTTTGAAGACCGGCGCGATGCTGCTCAACCGCCCCATCATTTTGTAAAGCATCTGGGCCGCGAGATTGAATACGAGATGCAGCTTGTTCGGGTCGCGTCGGCGGGTAAATAATGTCCGGTTCTGCGACCCAATCCAGTGTTCCCCTGAGACAAACGAGAGATTGGTGAGAATACGTAACTCGACGGAGCCGACATTCCGGGCTTTCTGGGCGCGGAGCCGGTTATAGTCGTCGGTATAGTCGTTCAGGTTCTCTTCTGTATTTGCCATTTACTGCGCTCCTAAATGTGCGTCCGGGAGATCCGCAAGTCGGCCCTCATCCACGGGTTCCTCCCGCAGTGGGGGCAGGGGGCTCGGGTGGTGCAGCTGTGTCATCACCAGCTTCTCCACTGCGTCGAGGCGATCCTGCACCTGCTCCAGATTGCTCATGATCTGTGGGGGGACGGGTGAAGGCACGCCGAGCCACGTCCGTAAGGCCTGCTGTATCCAACCCATGTTTCTCTGCCTCCTCAAAAAGCGTATCAAAGGTGCGCGATTCCGTTGCGCCGGTCTGGTTATTCTTGCGTGTCAGGGCGAGGGTATGCAGAATGAACTGAATCTTCTGCTCCGCCACCCGTAAGCGTTTCTCCACTTCATGCCGATTCATTACTGGCCTCCCAAATGACTATCTACTGGTGTGCCGCGCTTGCGTTTCCGTATGGGTGACCCCATCCACTGTACATCTCCCACCATGGGTTGAACAGGGGGTGGTGTCGCTTTCGATGACCCCCGCGGATGCCGTGACAAGACATGTTCGAGGCAATCCAAGGCGTGGTCATTGATTTTCAGGCGTTCATACTTACCTGCCGCTGTGGTTTTGTCCGGCCACTGGGCATTTTCCAGCTCATAGGGCAGGATTTTGAGCCACGGGGCCAGAAAAATCTTCTGATGCTGGAAATACTGACGGGCCGCTTCCGTCCGCACTTCACGTCCCCGTAAATTTGCCAAGAGTTGCACCCCATGATGGGCCAGTTCGCTCTTGAACTGTGAATTACTGTCCACCCACGCCATCGGGCGCGTTTTCCACAAGGCAGCCATGCGTGTGAGTTGTAAGGCCCATGACACAATCGAGGCTGTCGGGTCGAGTTCCGGGGTGTTGGCCACATAGCCATAGTTCGTGAGCTCGTCAAGGATGTAGGCATCCCCCTCGGGAGAAACCCCAATAATCACGGCGGCACAATACGTCCCGGTATCCGCGCCGATTTCAATCCGCCAATCGTGCGGGAGTTTGAAATTCGTTTTCTCCCGGCCTTCGGACTCCCGATGCCAAAGTCGAGGATGCGAGGCCGGGGTAAATGTCCGGTCACCCCGTTGGTAGTTGTAGACGCGCCCCACGAAATCCCCGAGTTTGCCCAGATAGGCAATCGAGAACTTTTCACGGGTCAGGAGATGCTTGTCCCGGTCCATAGCAGCTTGGTCGAAACTGTAGGGATTCACCGTGGCCGGCACCGCACATTTGCAGACCCATGTGGGGAAATCCTTATGCCCGTGGCCGTTGTCATGGAAGACCTGCACCCATGGACGGTCAGGGGTGGTGGGAAACACGGCGTAGCCCTGACGGACGCGGAGATTTTGTGCGACCGAGGTGAAGCATTCAATGCCGGGGAGCTGGTAGGCTTCGCAGTAAATGTAGGCATCGACCTCTTTGCCCTTGAGGGATTCAGAACGCTCCCAGCTTCGGGCTTCGAATCGGGCCCCATTTTCCATCTCCAGCCAGAGCCTCCCATCCTTGGGCCGGTTTTGCAGGGATTTGTATTTCTGGTTCAGGCCCCGCTCGGAACAGAGGGCTTCGAGGATGTAATCAAACTCCGGGGCGGTCATGTCGTATTCATTGCCCACCAGATAGACCAAGGCATTCGGGACGGCAGCAAAGGACGCCCCCCAGAGGCCGGCCCCCGCGGATTTCCCGGATTTGTAGGCCCCCAGTTCTGCCACGACTTTGGCGCGTCCAGCCGTGCGGGGCACCAACCGCCGGTGTTCTTTCACGCCGTTCGGGAGACAGACCTGAATCGAGGGGTCTGTGCTGTCGGGGTCTGCCAGACTATCGGTCAGTTCGTAGCCATCCGTCGTGACCCACCAATCCGCTTGATGTTCAAAGGGCACGAAGTCAATGTTCTCACAGAGAAAGCGGCGAAATTCGGTAATGAGCCGATCGCGCAGCGGTGGAGGCACCGTAGTCGAGGCCATTAGCTGACTTGGCCTGTATGGTCATACTTGGCCAACATATCGTGGTAGAACCGGGAGAGCGGCGATTCCTGTCCCGCCATGCCTGCCAGTTTGACCTCAAGGGCACTGCGGCAGGTGTCGGCTTTGATTTTATCGTTGCCAGAACATTCCACGTAGTTCACCGTCCAGAGAAAATAGGCCATCTCATTGTAGTGCTTCTTGATGGCGGTTTCGAGCCGTTGTTCATCGGTCATCTTGTGCCACGCTTCGCCGCCGGTATAGCGTTGGAGCGCATCCAAGACATCGGCCTGTGCGGGCCACTGGTCTGCGGCCTCTACTAAAAAAGCTTCCGGCGAGAGCGGGTCGAGAAAATAGCGCACCGCATCACTGACGGGTGCCCCGGACAGGAGCATCAAGGCGAACTGATCCGCTTCAGCGGTCGTGAGTGGCCGCATGTTCCACCTCCACCGCTTCGATGGCTGGCGGCATCATGGGTCGCTGCTCCAGCTGGCGCAATTCCCGTTCAGTCGGGAAGGTCAGGTAGAGGCGACACCCGCAGGCTTCCGCAAACCGCAGGAACCATTTCAATGTGCTACTCCCACCCATGCCGCGCTTCTTATAGAAGTATTGATTGATGGAATTGGGCTCAACCCCCAGTTTTTTCGACAAGGCGCGGGTGCTGAGCGTAGACCGTCGCTGCATTTCCTTCAATAACGCGGCAAACGCCCCGCCATGTAGGGTCAATTCATAGGACACGCCACGACTCGGGACTTCAGCCGCAGGCTTGACCGAGCGCACGATAGGACTGAGTGTTTTGGGGCCTTTACTGTTCCACATGGCACCCAGTCTAGCGGTTGACGCTCAGTCAGTCAATCTATTCTTTGTAGCCTCTCAATTTCGTAGACGGGAACCCCCCACCCGCCCGAAAAGCCCGTGTTTATTGCCCCCTCCCCGCCTACCGACAGCCGGACAGCTAGGCGATCCAATTGGATGGAGTGGGGGTATCCATCTTGTTGGATAATAAGGACGTTAGGTCATTCGCCCTACCGTTAGGTCATTTGCCAAAACGTCAATGTTTATAGGCTTTTCTGAGGATTCCTGACAGCTGGCACGGCATTTGCGCCTATAGGCCGCAGCTAGTGTCCCGAGTGTATCTAGTTCATAGTGAATAGATAGTCTCTTGGGACAGTCCCTAAGGAGGACAACATGACATTAGCAGAAACAGTAGCACAAGCAATAACCCAAGCACTAGCAATCCACCCAGTACCGACAGTGGTACAACCTGAACCAGTACAGCCCAAACGTACCAAGAAAGCCCGAACCAAGAAGGTACAGGTACCACCGAAGAAACTGATTGGTCAGACTGTCCTTAACGCTTTCCGAACTACCTGCATGTTCAAGGGGAAAGAACTCCCAAGTTGGCCAAAGATTGGGACAGTCCTAGAACTATCAGTGGGAGTACGAACCAAGAAGCAAGTAAAGAACACTATCTACAAGCTCGTTGATGCTGGGTACTTAGTACCTAACCGCAAGAACGAACTAATCCACAAAGACATCAACAGCCAGAGAGAGGCAAAGTATGTCATCGCTGGTGAATCACTGGAGCGGTACAAGGCCATGTGGTTGAAGAAGTACTCCTACTACAGCAAGTAAGTAACACCTAAGTAACATCACTACAGAGCCAGTGGATCTTCGGGTTCACTGGTTCGATAGTGCTGTTAGTTGGTAACAGTACACCTCAGCCCACACAGGGCAGAAAGGTCGGTCAGCATGTTTAAGCATGTCGTTCCACCCAATGGACGGAACCGTCACGGACGGTCTACTACCTACACCCAGTTCCTCAGGGAACTCCGCATGGATGAGCCTGTGGCTATCCCAGCCCAAAGCAAGCCCATGCCCTACATCACCAAGACCCTCACCGTTAGCCTGAAGGATGCTACTACGTCCAAGAAAGGACAGCAGTCATGACGCAGACACTCAAGGAACAACTCATCGCATGGCGAGATGCACAGGTCAAGCAAGCACAGATTGACAAGGCGTGGGCTTCTCAACCACAGGCAAATGTCATCGAAGCTGAAGAGCGACGGATTCAGCAGGAACTGATAGACATCGTGAGGAGGAACGCAAATGTATAGCTTGGATATCTTATGCGAAGCCTTGAGTCATCTTCGTGAGGTGTGGAGGGATGAACGGCTGGATGCTGTCACCATCTCACCTGAACGGATGAGGAATGAGCTAGCGGCTGTCGTCTCACAGCGATACTTCGATGCAGAGTTCGACCGCACACTGGCACAGGATGTACCGCCAGTCGAGCTGATGAAGGAGGCTGACTGATGAAGTTAGAGTCTGTTGTTGGGAGAGGTTACACAGAAAAACGCATTGCTCTTTTGACAAGAATCAAGACACTGGACGAAGTGTCCGCGATGCTTAGGGTTGAGAGAGAGGAAGCCTGCCGAGAAATAGACGAGGAGGAAAAGAAGAGGCATGCGGCTGCTCAAGCTGAAGCAAAAAGAAGCATATGGTATGACGAGGAGGCTCACTGATGGAACCGTTATCACTCATCCTGATTATCATGGCAACGGTGGTACTGGTAGTAGCAGGGAGCATTCGATGACACAGTATGAAGTCTATCTCGTGGAGGAGATGAAGGTCGTAATTCACAATGGCTCGTCCATAATGGACACCAGCAGCGAGAATGCTGTTTGGATCAGGACATACACGTCAGCCACCACAACGAAAGCCCTAGCCGAAGACTTGGTGGTGGAGTTAAAGGAGGCAGCCCGTAAAAGCCCAACCTTCCTAGCATTTGTGAAGGAGCATTTCGATGAAGAGGAAGAACGATGGGTCACATTCGAGGAGCATTTTGCTTCAGAGTTTGACGATCTCCACACCTACAAGATAACACCCATCCGACTCGATGAACCAGAAGGACAGCCAGCGAGAGACATTCACGCTGGTACGTATCTCTAACGATAAGGAGCCAAGACATGGCAGACAAGAAACCACGGATACATCTCGTCAAAGGTGATCAGTTTGTGAAGTACACACTGCAACGCCATCCCGAAGATGGAGCAGTGCTGAAGTTTACCGTGCATGAACACATGAAACGGTGGATGCAACGCCTGTCTGAAGAGACAGCCAAGGCAGCAGGTGGGGAGCATCTCACCCTGTCCTTGCAGGAGAATATCAGGCAGTCAGGGATTGAAGAAGCGGGGATGGTCACAGCCGATGGGCGTGGGGAGGAGATGTGGCGTGTGCATTTGAACAGCACGGTATCCGCTGCTGACCGCCCATCACTGAGGCTTATGGATTCACCACGCAAAACGCTGCTGTCGCTGGCATGGATGCGGTTCTGTGTTGACCATCTCGATCGAGAGGTGAAGTTCCCTGCCTTGCAGGAGACAAATATCTGGCAGCGTCAGTGGGATGAACGGGCTGAGTGTAACCGCTACCGGATCTGCATGGAACTTGATGAAGCCATCCGCAACCTGCGATTGAAGCATGTCACGAAAGCTCCGGCTGTTGAAACCGTGACACACACCATCCGCTAAGGGAGATTCCAACTATGTGTTTAATTATTGTGGCAGATTCTGCACGTCCGTCTGCGAATGAACTCAAAGATGCTGAACTGTGTAACAACGATGGCATGGGCATTGCCTATCAGGAAGAGGGCAACCCACTGGTGCAATACCAGAAGGGACTGTCCCTCACAGAACTCACCACACTGACAGAGCAGGTCAAGCTGCCCTTTATCCTGCACTTCAGGCTGGCCACACATGGCGGTGTGAACCCTGCCTTGTGTCATCCCTTCCCGATTACACGCAACGTCGGGGTGAGAACCACTGGAGAAGCACGGGAACTGCTGTTCCACAATGGGGTGTGGAATGACTGTGTAAAGTTCTCGGATTCAGCACAACTGCGTGGCCCTGTCTCAGACACACGCATCATGGCCTATCTCCTCCATCGAGAGGGGAAGGAACAGCGTAAGGGTATCGCCAACCAGATTGCACAACAGGCTGGCAAGCTCGCCACCTTCAGCAACCAGACCATTGAGCGGTATGGACAGGGCTGGATTACAGGAGGGGCGACAGAGGACACCACGAAGGGGTGCTATTACAGCAACGACAATCACCTGTTCAGCTACGGCAGTTGCTATCAAGGCAGCTGGAGAGGCTACGACTACAGTCACCTGCCGTATACCCCTCATAAATCATGGACACCAGCAGCGAGGCAGGTGCAACAGCCAGCCCCGAAGAAGGAGAAGAAAGGTCGTTGGTGGTGGTCACGTCCAGTGGAAACTGTTGCCGACCCCATAGAGCCAGAGAAAATCAGTGACCCCATCTACCTTGGGCATTGTGCCTGCTGTGATGAGGACTTATACAAGGGAGAGGAAGCTGAGTTCCTCATGGAAAGTGAACTGGTCTGTCAGGACTGCTGGGATGCAGCGTTAGTGGAACGCTACCCAGTCTCCACATCGGTACTCGACTAACAAGGAGAGCCACATGATAACAACATTTCCAACAGGGATTGAGACAGTCGGCATAGAGTTGGAAGGCTTTTGGGATGAGGACAAGCTGCCCTCGTTTGACCAAGATGACTTGTGTGAGTATTGCTCCGATAAGATGGAGTTCTATCCCCGAGAGGAGTGGGGCGAACACATCTGCGATTCATGCATGATGAGCCTCTTCGACCTCAAGGAAGATGGCTCTGTCTACCGACCGAGTGGACTCTACAATGTCATCACAGGGGAGTATGCCTCCCCCGTGCTGCGGTCATGGGAGGGTGTGGTCGAGGCGGTGCAGACACACTACCCTGACCATGTCAGCAATCGCACAGGCTTGCATGTCCATATCGGATGCAAGTCTTCGATACTCCACCACTTCAGCTTCTCTCCAAAGTATTGGAAGATCCTGAATGACCGGCTGGAAGGATTGGTGGAGGCTGGGACGGTCAAGGGAAAGACAGCCACATGGCTGACCAATCGGATTCACGATGGCCGGTCTGATAGTGGGGCTGATGTCTACTGCGCTCCCAATAACTACAACTACGGGATTGAGGATGGCCGGTACTACCATGTGAACTATGGCTCCTTCCGTCGGCATCGCACCATCGAGGTGCGTGTCCTCCCAATGGCTGACCACGGGGCTGATGAAGCCTTGGCCATGATAGAGCAGGTACTCCTCAGCACCAGTGCCTACTGGACACAGCCAGTGTATTGGGATGTCGCATCATCCACCGTGGAGGTCGAA